AAAGAACGGGAAGCGGTATGCGACCTATCACTTGCTCAATAAAAAGCCCCTCGAGTGAGGGGCTACGGGAGTCACTTGAACCGGAGGGGTTCTCGGTGATAGTCTTGTACTCGGCTAAGAAACAAGACACGGTTAGTATACACGTATTACACGTCCTCGGACTACTATTTACGACTCTTTACAACTAACTATGTCTCACCTTTCTTAGTCAGAGATTACTGGGCGTTAGGACGAGGAACCTAAGAACCTCGGAGACGACGATACCTGAGAGTGTATACGCCCCGCCGGCCGAGAGCAGGTCAAGCGGATAGATGTCAAGATTCGATACAGTAATCAACGCTCGTCATTATTAACTAACAATTTTGTCGCGGCTTGCTGCGACATATAAGGTGAAGTGTGGATGATAGTTAAGTTGAATGAGGCAGAGATGGCACTAACTGAGCAGGCTGGTAGATTGCGGTGGCAGTTAGCTAGGGCATCGGGTGTCGTTGATAAGGTTGTCGATGGCGACCGTGATCCAATGTCGATTGACAGGTTGGGAGTCAGGGCGGAACTGGCTGTTGCCAAAGTGCTTGATTTAGATTTTTCTGCTTCTACGTTGGGTATCGATTCGGGCGGTGATTTATTCATCCCTGTCCGAGACGATCAGTTTATTACATTGCAAATCAAGGCGACGTTCTACAAACACGGAAATTTGTTATTTCGGCACGATTGCAAGTTTGCATTTATGTTCGCTGTTTTAGTTTGTCAGCAAGACGAGCCAGATGCGTTCGAAATTACTGGTTGCATCGGACGAGATAGATTGAATAAGAAAAAGTTTAAAGCCAACAAAGGAAAAGGCTACACCGGCTGGCAAATCAACAGGCAAGACCTTTCTCCGATTTCTGACTTATGGGCCTACATACAAAAAAGGAAGTTCTCATGATAATTTTAGAAGACGGCACCTACTTCGAGATAGACGACGACTACTCTATCTACCTGCAACAGAGTTACCCAGACGTTGATGTCTACCGAGAGCTACTTGCAATGGCGGCCTGGTGTGACTCTAACCCTCGGAAGCGCAAGAAACGCACTGGGGTAAAGCGCTTTATAACCTCCTGGCTAAACAAGGCAAGCAAAGAAGAGCGCGGGATTAGCCCTTTTGCGGCTCAGATACCTCATAACCAAGTTCGTGATAAAATCGGCCTACGATCTTGGACATCGGTGGATTGTTTGACCCACGACTTTATGGATTCTGAGGCATTCCGGCAGCATTGCCTTAAAAAATACGGTCAGTATGTGACGCTGAACGGCGACAGGGTAGAAGCATGAGCCAGCGCTGGGTAGTGAATAACAAGTACCAGGCCGAGCAGTTTTGCCAGTACATCATGGAAAACCGTGACGCCGGCAAGGTCTACGAGATACTCGAACCCAAGCTGACGTCTCAGCAGATGAAGGCCATCCACGCATACTGCGACCACATCGCGCGTGTCCTCGCAGCCTCGGGTAACGATATGCAACAGGTTGTTACCTTACCTATCGAGCCAACCGGCACGCTAGTCAAAGAGATAATTTGGCGTCCGGTACAAAAGGCACTGTTTGCAAGTAAATCAGTAAAAGATTTGGGGATGCATGACGTTGATGACGTGTATCGAGTCATTGCAAAGCACCTAGCCGAAACAAAGGATATCGATGTGAGGTTTGGTCGCTAATCGCTCTGGGGGAGATGATGCGCAATCTAGCAAAAGCGTTTACGCCTAATGAAGCAGAACAAGTAATAGAAAAAATAGAGCTTACAGAAAAACAAAAAGAAGCCGCAGAGATGTGCTGGATACAAGGCTACTCTCTTCACAAGGCGGCGGAGCTGCTTCATGTAAATCGCGGCACAATCAAAGAGCGATTGCAGGTGGTCGTAAAGAAGAGCGCACTGCAGGGCTTCTCGCCACGCCACGATCAAGTAAACCCCGTACCCGAGGGGCAGGTGATCAAGGGCGAGTCGATTTTATACGACGCCGATAACAAGCCCATTATGACGTGGGTAAAGACGCGGGCAGACACTGAAAAGCAACTTGAGGTCCTGCGCGAGATAGTTAAGGGTATGGCAGACGAGATAGAGCCAGCGAAACCCGTAAAGGCGCCCAAAATAAACGCAGACCACTTGTGCAACTGCTTTGTGATCACCGATTACCACATGGGTATGCTTGCTGATAAGGACGAGGTGAACGCATCCGGCCAAACGCAAAACGATGACTGGGACTTGAAGATAGCGGAGCGGACACTAATTAAATGGTTTGCAGAGGCGATCAGGATAAGCCCCGCAGCCGACACCGCCGTGTACGCGCAACTTGGTGACTTCGCGCACTACGACTACGAACCCCTCACCCAGGCTTCCAAGCATTTACTAGACAGCGACTCGCGTAATTTTAAGATCGTCCGAGCCACGATTCGCGTGACACGCCAGATCATCAAGATGCTTTTAGAGAAGCACAAGGCGGTGCATATAAAGTGGTGTGACGCCAACCACGACCCGTTCTCTGCCATCTGGATGAGAGAGCTACTGACTGCCTTGTACGAGAAAGAGCCAAGGGTGTTTATAGATAACACAGCCGACACCTATTACTGCTACGAGTTTGGGAAGACGGCCCTCTTCTTCCATCACGGCCACAAAAGGAAGGTCGCTAACGTGGACACGGTTTTCGCCGCCAAGTATCGGGAGGTATTCGGCAGGACAGAACACGCCTACGCACATATGGGCCACTATCACTCAATCGACAAAAAAGAAACAAATTTGATGGTGGTCGAGCAACACCGGACGTTAGCCAGTGCTGATTCTTACAGCAGCCGAGGTGGCTGGCTCAGTGGCCGAGAGGCTAATGTGATCACTTATCACAAGGAATACGGTCAGGTAGCGTATAATACAATTTCCTATAAGATGATCGCAGAGTGAGATAGCTATGATTCCAATGATGCGCGCGCCGATGCCTTGTGGCGGTACAGCAGTTTTTCTAGTCGAGCATATTGGAGGAGCTATCAGTAATAAACAGAACGATGAATGGACCGACGTCTATGTAGAGCCGTACACCGGCCCTATTACGATTGAGATGGATGTCGATGCCTTTACTGAAATGTGGCTTGCGGCCATCGTAAGCGACGTGGAGGACTTTGATGATCTTGGACACGCCATCACTGACAAGGCGCGGGTGCATTGATTGCGACCGCACCATGACGCCGGAGTTTAAGCAGGAGCCGCCTCATCAACTGGAGGGCTGGCGCTGTCAGTGCGGATGGTGGGACAAGGCGATACTCCGAGAGCGCAGGTTTACAAAAGCAGATGCCGAAGCCGAAGACCGTAGGTAAGTTAAAGCAGGACGCCGCAGCCCTACTGCAACGCCTGGTGCGCATGAAGTACGCAGACGATAACGGTATGTGCGAGTGCGTAACCTGTGGAAAAGTAGGCCACTACAAGGACATGGACGGTGGTCACTTTGTCAGTCGCAGGTGGACCGCAACCCTGTTGGTAGAGGAAAACATACACCCGCAGTGCAAGGGCTGTAATAACTTCCGCAATGGCGCTCCAGACGATTACGCGCTGTTTATGATCGACACCTACGGCATGGAAGCCATGAGGGAACTGATCGACTCAAAGCACAGGGTGGTCAAGTACACGCGCATAGACCTCGAAGACATGATCACCGACATCAAAGCTAGGATCAAAGAGCAAGAGGAACGCCTAGCGGGCGTATAGTCATAACAGGATATGTAGTATAATAGTCATGCCTATTTTGGAGGTGACTATGTGTACGACAGTAAAGCGTGCCATGTTCTGTACTCGCAATGGCTACAAGCACATCGAGAACTTAGAGAGAGTCTGTGTTCTTGTTGGGCGACTGAAAGGACTGACCGAGTCCGAGTATCTCGATCTCTGTGCTGTTAACAAGCTAGAGAATCAGCGAGCGCTTGAACTGGCTAAACACTTCCCCGCCCGATAGCTGAATCGGGAACCCGCAGGGTGAGCCACCCCAGACTATTGCCCCTTAAAAAAAGTGACAAAACAGTCAAAACACCCCTGAAATACTTGTACACCATAACAACCTTTGTTATCTTAACTGTGTCGGGGATGTCCCGGCATTAACGGGAGAGAGACAATGACATTTCGCACTGACTTAGTTTTTAACACTGCAACTGACATCAGCCAAATGAAAAACCTTAAAGAAGCTGTGGCGTTCGACGCGTTCAATCCTAACGGCTTGGTGGCTCGTAAGCGCAAAAACGACAAGCTAATCAATCAGCTTATCGACGACGGCACGGTTCCTTCTGGTTGGTTCCTAGCTTATGGTAGCTACGATGATTACTACGTCGATAGTTTCTACAAGCTCGCGCAGCGAAAGCGTGTTAGCGGCGTAGATCAGCGAGTCGCTCGCAAGCTCTTACTCCAAAATATCGAGCGAGTGGACGCAAAAATCGCAGAAGTTCAGAAAGCGGCCGCATAAGCGGCCTTCACCAAGGGAGAATCGGCTATGAGTAAATGTGTTCACGAAAATTTTCAGTTTGGCGAAGCGCCCTTCCGCTTCATTGGCGTGTGGTCTGCGCCATCTCGCTCTTTGTTAGAGCAGAATCCCTCGGCTTACAACTTGCAAATGCAGGCCAAGCCTAAGTTTTGTCACTTCGGTTGCGACCACTGCGGGACGGCCATCGAACACCACTATGTACTACGTGACGCCAAAGGCGACAAGTATTGTGTGGGTAGCTCTTGTATCTCTAAGGTAGGTAATGTACTTAACCTGTCTGACGCAGAGGCCGCAGAACGCCAGCGCCAGCGTGAATTGCGACGTGCGCGCGCAGAAGCCAAGCGTGAGCAGGAGCGCATTGCTCGTGAGGCTAAGTTGCAGGCAAAGCTTGCCGAGCAACGTGAGCGTAACGGTGGCCTCACTGATTCTGAGGTGGCACAGCAGCGTGCAGAGCAAGAGCGCGAGCAGCAGCTTATTGCTAATCAGGAGCGTTATGGCTTTTTTATCGAGGGCCTCAATGAAGCGTATGGCTACTTTGCTAAGGACGTTGCGCAGGGTTTGCGTGAGGGTCGCCAGCCATCAGGTCGTGGCGTGACTATCATGCTGGAGATCATCGCCAAGAACGCCGGCCGACGTGGCAGCAAGGCTTACGAGGCGGCATACGCAGAAGCAGAGGCTAAATGGGAGCAGGTCGCGGCATGAATGCTGACATAGAGCTTCGCATTTTATCTCTACTCCGCGCGCGCTACTTTGATCACGAGGTGGCGTCTATTGTCGAGGTAGAGTATCCGCAGCTTAACGAGTACGATGTTGAGGACTTACCTAAACACATCGACAGAATAAAAAGGAGTTTGTAATGGGAGAGGTAATACAGTTCAACCAGGCTGTTAGGCCGACGATCATTGACGGCATCGATTGGACGCCTGTTTACGAAGCAACCAAGCGGCTCGTTGATAACATTAATAAGCTTGACGACAGCGGCCAGTTTCCGGTGTTTGTTAGCGCTGGCTTTGTCATGAGGACGTGCGCTGAAATTATCTACGCAACCGTAGAAGAGGCCGAGGCAGAAGAGATTATAGACCTCGCTGTTTACGAGGGCATGGTTAATGGTAAAGATTAATGTCTCACTCAATCGGTAAGATTAAAGATGGTGGCGAGGTGTCGTGGCAAGAGATTGCCGATGAGCTTGGCCTTTCACGTCAGGGCGCTAAGTATGTATACGACAGCGCTATCCGCAAACTGCAAAACAATAACAAGTTGAAGGAGTATTGGTATGAACTTGTCAGAGAAGAAGTTGGCAATCACGCTGCTGGTCGGATTTTTGATAGCAATGGGATTAGTGGGTAACGCCGACTATGCCGACGCGGTAGCAGAGGAGCAGTTTTATAAGCAAATGGTCTGCGAAGGTAAGTGGCCCGATTACAAGAACTTGGGGGTGGATTGTGAAGATATCCAAGAAAGAGTTAGCGGAGGCTAAAGACCTTTACGATAAAGGTGTAGACGTCTGGTCATTGTCCGAGGCATTCGGCATTCACTACGACACCATGAGGAAGTACCTGCGCCAGTGGGAACTATATGGTGAGTCTATCTATACCCCTAATCCACAATATGTTGAGAAAACAGAGGATTAGCGTAAAATATGCCTGTCATTAGCAGTGAGGCGGGGGCAATGCTGCAAGTGGTTTCGATAGAGTGGCGTGTGATCGAGCAAGGTAATATGCCCGCAGAAGAGAAAACCGTACTGGTCGCGTTCGACGATATGACTGTCGAGTCGTGGCCTTTAACTGCTACTGACATTATGGACGGTGAGATACGAGCAGGACACAGCATGGGGCTGTACTGGGCCGACTCAATACCGCACCCAGACGAGGAATGAACGGTGGCAATGACAAGACAGCAGAAGATAGCTGCAGATGTTAAAAAAGGCACAAGAGATAAAATTGATGCCGGGCGTCTGTTGGCGCAAATCACTGATAACATTGGGAAAATAGGTAAGCTGGACGCAAAAAGTCCTACCTTCCATAACGACCTGAAAAAGTATGAGGCGATGCAGCGTGATAACTTTCGGTTGTTTAACAAGGTATTGCCCGACCTTAAACAAGTAGATGCCGATCTCACGAGTAGCGACGGTTCCATGACTCCACCTATGGTGATTGAACTTGTCGCAAAAGGTCTCGATTGAACTACCGCCTAAACTAGCTGACCTGTTTACAGGTGAGGCTAGGTATCGCTGTTCCTACGGTGGTAGAGGCTCTGCTAAGACACGCTCATTCGCATTGATGACCGCGGTATGGGGAATGCGCTGGGGTGTTTCTGGCAAGCAGGGTCAGATACTGTGCGCACGTGAACACCTCAACTCTCTCGACGAGTCCTCAATGGAAGAGGTCAAGTCAGCCATACGCTCGGTAGACTGTCTTAATAGTTATTACGAGATAGGCGAGAAGTACATCCGATCTAGAGATGGCAGGATTACTTATGTCTTCTCTGGTCTTCGCAGGAACCTGGATAGCATCAAGTCTAAGGCTCGCATTCTCTTATGCTGGGTAGACGAGGCAGAGACTGTTACCGAGACAGCATGGCAGAAGCTTATCCCTACAGTACGAGAGGACGACTCCGAAATATGGGTGACATGGAACCCGGAGTCTAAACAGTCCGCGACTCACAACCGTTTCAGGGTCAATGAGCCAGACCAGTGCAAGATCGTCGAGATGAATTGGCGTGACAACCCGTGGTTTCCTGATGTACTCGAACAAGAGCGACAGGAAGACTTTAAGAAACGCCCCGACGTTTATGAGCATATATGGGAAGGTGACTTCAGGATCTTCTCAGAGGGCGCCTACTACACGCAAGAGATGGCTAATGCGTTACACGAGGGGAGAATAGATCGCGTCCCCTACGAGCGCTCAGTCGGCGTGGTGACAGCCTGGGACTTAGGTGTTGGCGATTCCACTGCCATCTGGTTTGCGCAGTTTGTCGGTCCAGAGGTGAGGCTCATTGATTACTACGAAAACGCCGGAGTGGGATTAGATCACTACGCGCGTATCCTGCAGGAAAAGGGCTACATCTACGAGCAGCACATCCTGCCGCATGACGTCCGAGTACGAGAGCTAGGCAGCGGCCGGTCACGGTTAGAGGTGCTGGATAACCTTCGGGTAACGCCTGTTCAAATCGCTCCGCAGTTGAACGTGGACGACGGCATCCAAGCCGTTAGGTCTATGCTCGATCTTTGTTGGTTCGATAAGGACAAGTGCGAGAAGGGCATCGACTGCCTGAGACAGTACCGCCGGCAGTATAACGAGACCATGCAGGTTTGGGCTGAGAGGCCGTTACATGACTGGACATCACACTGCGCGGACGCATTCAGATACCTTGCCATCGGGTACAGGAAGACCTCAGATTGGGGCGAACCTATACGACGTAACCTAAAGGGCATTGTCTGATATAATTGGCCCTTCACACTGGAGGCTTTATGGCAATCGGCGCACGCCTACGCGGTATTCTTGATGAGTTATTTAGTTCGGCTGACTCCACGGATGAGCTGATTAACGAGCTTTACTATGATCGTGGATACCCAGAGTCGGTTGCAGAGCGCATTGCTTACGGTGAGTTAGATATGCGGCCGGGCGCGATTGCAGAGCGTCGTCAAGACTTTGCTCCGAACATGGAGACCTTTTATCACGGCGGAGCGCCAAACATTGGTGATTTCGGCGGTAAAAATGAAAGAGGCTTCGATCGAGACCCCGCGTTCGTAAGCGACTCCCCAATGCTTGCTAATACTTATGTTACGCAGCCCGGAGCCGGAACATCAGC